CCCGAACCTCCACACCCCAGGCCTCGTTATAATGAGGCTCGAAGTTCAGCGCTGTCAAGCGAGCGCCGTCCGGGGAAGACGCTACCACATAATAGCTTCTTCCACCCCTGGTAAGTGTAACCAGATATTCTTTGAAACCATCAACCATCACGCGGCCTCATCTTGTTCAAGCCGATAATTACTTACGATTTCTTCACCGATGATGTAGACGTACATATTCACAATCTTCTCAGGACTGGTCAGGTCTGTCGTGCACTCACCGAAGTTATCCTGCTCGTACTCTTTGACGAAATTAATAATGTCGAATGCGTAACTTCCCATCCAATTAATAGCGCGCTCCGTGCCAATGATGTAATAGTCAGTATTAAAGCAGTGGTGGTGTAAGTCATCCAGATTATCTTTAATCCATTCGTAGCCCTCGTGCTTCAGGGACTCTTCAAGCCACTCGTCAAAGTGGTCGGTAATCTCTTCTCTCTTGTAATCCATCTCACTCTCCATTTGTTTCACCTCTATACTATAGGAAATACATTTCAGGGAGTCAACAACTTTTTTGAAAAAGATTCAGGCTCCGGTTTTTGCTGCGAGCAACCGCTGCCTCGGCCTGGGAAGAACAATTGTTCTGGTTCCGCTGCACGAGCCCAGGGAAATCTGCTGCGAGCTGCCAGGGGAAAGCTGCGGGCCTGGGAAGATTCGCTGCGCTGCCCAGGCGATTCACCGAACAATTGCTCGGCTGTGCTGCTGCCGGCAGCCTGGGACAGAGCCCGATACCCCGAACAATTCATCGGGTTTCCCCTGGACGGCAGCCAGGGCAGCCCGACCCCGAACCCGAACAATTCACGCGCAGCCAGGCAAAAAAAGACCCCGAGCAGCAAAGCCCGAGGCCAATATACCCCGATAAACGGGAATCTGTGGGGATTTCCCCACCATCTCACCGCGCACACGGTGTTATATGGGGATTATTCCGCTTCTTCGCTATCACTAGCTATTTCAACGACATCTTCGGAAGCTGGCGTTACGTCCTTCATCCTACGCTCTGCCATTCTAGAAAACTCTGCAAGCTTTTCAAGGACTTCCTCACGGCCCATGACGCTAACATCCTCATGCATGACATGACTTTTATTAACAAGTAGCCCAGTGGCCTTTAAACGCAGTTCTTCAGCCCGAATAGCTTCCCCGTATTTACCGACCTGCCACGCTTCATCTCTAATCTTCTTTAAGTCCCTCACAGATTTGTCCACAGTGACCCCGTAGCGCGTTCTGGCCTCTAAACGCATCTCCTCTAGCCGCTCCTGTACGATTGGGTTCCTGAGAAGCCTCACAGCGGCAACAGTGGCGTTTTTATATCCAGCCGCCCTAGCCGCTCCTGTCTGAGTTAAATCACCATTGAAGTATCCATCCAGAAACTTCTGCTGTTGTGGCTTCAATCGCTCCATCCCGACAGACGTTTGTTCCTTCGTTAAACTCTCTCCGACTTTAGGCATTTTTGCCTTCCTCTCTAAATGTATATATGTGGGGGTTGCAAGCCCCACTACATATATATATATATGCAACCTGTGCAACCTCTGCAACCACAAGCCTTTTCAATGACTTAGCACTAGGTTGTACAGTTTTTACTTTAAGTTGCAACCTCTGCAACCTCCTCGATAAGCCATTGAAATACTGAAACAAAAAGGTTGCAGTAAAAAGGTTGCAAAACGCAACCTTGCAAGTGCAACCAGAACAAAAAGAGAACGGCCCCTAAAGGCCGCCCCCACTTCCCTCCTCTTCAATGAATAATGCACCCCCTCCATTGCCCTCAAAATCCCGAGAAACAGTGACCCGAACAACATGGTCTATTGTTGGGACAAGGAGGTAAAAAACAGGAAAAGCGTCCCCGCCAAGTTCGTCCTCCTCCCACTCAAACCGAACAATTTGTCCCCCGATGAGCTGGCTATAATGTTTAGTAAAGTCCATATTAATCACCTTTCCCCACCAAGTTGAAAGAAAACAATACAACCAGCAACAGTTGATAAAGCGCCAATCATACCAAACGTCATCATTACAATGATAGCGATAGGGTCAACAAGTGATGGTAGGGTTGCCATGCTCAATAAGAACGTGACAACACCACTCAAGACCATGACCAATGACAAAGCCTTAATCATTTCAGCACCCAGTCTTTCCAATGGCTACGATGACCATCCTCGTCTTTTTGGTATGTAAAGCCTAATTCATCAGACAATTTATTAAGAACGGTTTCCAATTTATCCACATCACTTAGATATAAATCATGCATATCATCAGCCCGTTGAGTTACCTCTCTCAAGATATTAAACTGTTCAAGGATAGTTAAACGCATTTCCTTAGTCAGCTTTTGGTTTCCATGAATACTCATTACGCAATCTCCATTCCTAATGTATTATCAACTTTATTTTGCTCATAGCCAGCCCATCCAGCCGCATCATATAACCAGCTAGTGTCTAGCCCGAAGTCATTATATCCCTCTAGGATGGTATTAAAATACGGTGTAGAGGGAGCGTAGATGCCATCGCTGTTCATGGTATATGTCATGATACCAGCAATTTTCTGCTTACCATATAAGCGCGGGAAGCCCTCATAATGGTCTAGCGCGACCTCATCAGCGTCTTCGATTTCCCAGATACCAATAGGTAGCACCATATTAGCATCCTTGCTTTTCTGGATGTCAGCAACGCCGCGAAACACCAGTTCCCAGCCGTAAAGCATTGCGCTGCCGACCGCTCTTGCAGTAGGGCAACGATACTTCATTTGACCCTTATTAAGATTCGACCCGTAGGCCATATACAATTTACTCATAGTGAAGTCCCTTTCATGTTTCATTCACACTTTATGTTGACAAGATAGTAAATGATAGTATGGTTGTCAACAAGTAATGAAAACTTTTTCAGTATGGAGGTATATGAAAGATGTTTAACAGGATTGATATTACTCATCCTTATAGGTGTGACGGAGTTTTAGAGTCAGACTTTGATGATGAAAACTTCATGTTGTACTGCATTGATGTGAGTGAGCCTTATCAAGGCAATAAGTATAAAGACTTTGGTAATTACATTCCGGTTGGAAAAGATAAATATGAATATGAGGCAAAAGGATGAAAAAGGTGAAACGTATCGACATGGCAATCCATGTGCAGGAGTTATGCGCCGCTAACTATATTAGTGTTGCGTATCAGCCTTTATCGCAAAAGCACCCGAAATATTGGGCAAGGCGCGATGTAAGAAAAATCATGATTAGGCCGACAAAGAACACGGGATATTATGTTTCCGCGCTTCATGAGATTGGTCATATTGTTGGTAAGTTCCAAAACCGCTCACAGCTAACAAGAGAGCTATGGGCATGGGTATGGGCAAGGCAGAACGCTATTGTATGGACAGAGACCGCCGACAGGGTGATGGCGAGCGCTATGGAGAGCTATGGATGGCAGGACAAGCATAAGGCCCGATGGAACCAAATCTTTGGAGAGCAACAATGATTGAAGCCGCATTAGTATGTCTTGCGCTAAATGGATACCATGAAGCCAGAGACCAGCCGATTGTAGGGCAGATTGCTGTTGCTCAAGTTGTTATGAACAGGGTAGCGGACAGCAGATACCCCGATAATCCATGTGATGTTATTAAACAGGGAGAGACTTATTCATGGACTAAGGACTTCTCCTGTTCGCCACCGCTGTCAGTTTAGCTGGTATTGCGATGGCAAGTTAGACGAGCCTCAAGACCCCGATGCTTATCAAAAAGCTATGATGGTAGCTCACGGCGTTTTTTACGGCAATGTTTCGGATGTGGTTGAGGGTGCCACGCACTATCACGCTCATTACGTTTTGCCCGACTGGGCAAAGACTAAAACAAGGACTGTCAGGATTGATAGTCATATTTTCTACAGATGGGAGTATTAAGATGAATAATCGTTATCATATTTGGTCAAACAATCCAGACTGGACGGACGACCCTAAGACAAACGGCGCAGGGTTAATTGGCTACGCAGACACAATTGATGGCGTTATCAACGCTGTTTCGTTGCGTTTGAAGAACAAGGAGGAAAAAGCAAAACCATATTATGCCGTTGTCACAATGGGGGATATGTATTCGGAATGTGACCCTGACGACATCGTTGTAGAATATATTGGGAACTTCACTAATGCAGACGCAAAAAAACTTATGCATGAATGGGAAAAGGAATATGAAGAAGAATTAAGTAATGGGTGCTGGATTGACACCGTTATGGACGAAAGCCCAGAGGCTTGTGTTTTGTTGGATGAAATTAATGTTTGGGATGAAGTTAATAAGGGTTGGTTCCGTTTTGATGACGACATGCCCACAGAGCGACAGCGCGAAAAATTAGAAGGTTCTGTTGATAAGTGGGATGGGTGTGAAGCAAGTCCCATCATGGACTTTCATGACGACAAGAAAGTAACTGCTCTTAGAGAGGCAGAGTACAAAAAGAACCATGAAGAAGAATCAAAAGAAGATTATCTTTGAGTTTTAGATTGATATTCTGTTTTTTTGTGGTAATCTAATCGTCCACGGAAAACCAGTTAGTTACTTGTACACTTTTGTGGTGTTTGTGAACTAGGCGTAAGGAAGAGGCAACGCTCACCGTCTCTAAACCTTACGCCTTTTCACTTAGTATGATTTTCCTTCGACATCTTCTCTGCCGAATAGAAATGGGTCAGTATCAATTGGCTCTGGCGGTGACATGTCACTCATCTTAGAAATCATTAAAGACCCGTTAGATACCGTCTGAACAAGAGGGTCATCTAGACGATGGTATCCATATAGCTTTTCTTCGTCTGGTACATTGCTGTCCATCAGAGGTGATGCTGGAGATACTTGTATCCTTATGCCTCTCGACATTGCAATGGCGCACCAGAACTCTACACAGGCGCGTCCAGCTTCTGCAAAGTGCAGATTGTGTTTATAACTGAAGTCGATACCGTAGAAGTTTATCTTGCCTACCTTTTCTTTAATAGCAAACGCCACGGCATAGGCGACAGTGTTGTTGAAGTAGCTAAATGTTGTAGCAGCCACTACTTCCTCCAACGGATATTCAACAATTTCTGGGACTCTATCATCCAGGCAGCAGGAATAAATCGAACCTTTGTTCGGGGTTTCCAGCAAAAACTCTTGGGCAATACCTGTTTGATTCCCGGCTTTTACGTCATCCAGGAATCTTGCAGCCGGGTCCATCATAAATGTTCGGGTTACATGAATCACAGCACCAACGGAATTGATGCCCCACACCTCGTCAAATTGTACGGAATTAAGACGGGACATAAGATAGTCCGATAGCGAGCCACCTAGCCCGAGTATCGCAATTGTTTTACCTTCTAAGTTTCCCTCACTCATGCTCGCCTCCTGCGCCCCTGCCAAGGCCGTTAAAGTATTGTGGTCTACGCTTCGCTGTTTCAAAGGTACCGAGCGTTATGAATACGCCCGCAATAATAATAGCGTGAAGTATAGCGCTAACGCCGAACACAGCGATAGAGCCGAGCCACATAGAAAATATAATGCACCACATCCACGCCAGTAGTTGCATGACGAGATGTCTAATGCTGTTGTCGGTTATATGTTTCAATGGATTTTTGTCGCTATCCATAATTAACTGCCATATGTTTTTCATAACTACCCTTTCTTTCTTTTCTTTTTTCGTTTCACATCCATTATTTCTACATCCCCAAGGTTATACCCTAGCCTGTCGAGAACGCCTCCGACTCTGGACCTTGCTCTGTTTTCTGCAAGCTCAGCAGCTTCCTCTTCGTCGCTTGCCAAAATATTAACAACTCTGGTGAACTCAGTAACCAAAGTAACTTCGTAAATTTCTGCGCCCGCCCTGCGAGATGTTTGAGTCTTTAGCCCATGCTTATTATACTTCATATTATTATCCCTTTCTTTTCTTATGCTCTTCGCACTGCCACGTTTCCCCAAAATCACTGCTGTGCCATGCCGTCTTGCTGCCACAATCCGAACAAATCTTTTCTTTTGCCTGGGGTTCAGGCTGCCTAGACCCGAACAAATCTTCGGGTTTGTAAGTGCTTTTACCCTGGCGCTTCATTGATTCACGATAAAGTTCGAGCTGACGACGCTGCTTTTGCGTTAGCATCTTAGCCATCGTTGCTTATCTCCCCGCCGAGAGCCGCATACCCGATGATGTCAGTCCATGTATCATCAGAGTTCATATGAGATGTATTAGATAGCCGAGCCAGCTTAACGCCAATCATACATGCCACAACCTGTTGCGCTGTTATCTCAATCCCGAGAACCACTGACCATATATCCGCAATGCGCTGGTGGTTTAGATGTGCGCTGCCGTACTCTTTAGCCCGAGGGCCATTGATAAGCTCTTCTGCTGTGTCGAGAAACCACGCCCGATTTCTGTAATCATAATCTTCATCGTTAATCGTCATTTAACTTTCCTTTTTCCTAACCACAAGGCGTGCCTTGTTTGATATGTACTTGCCCATCTACCTTTGTTGGATGGGATTACAGATAGCAACTCATCCCGCCTGACTTTAAGATACTCCTTAAATTCATTAGGGGTCATGTCCGCCGCCGTCTTAGATATTGTCTCTTGCTGTTCTTGCTTCATATTCCCCTCTACTCATTACGCCGTCTACAGTGCCGAGCCACTTACGCCCGCCAGTTGTTGAGAACGAGAACTTCTCTATGCGCCGCTCCGCAATTAGTTCCCGAACAATTCTGTCCATTTGATGTTGACTTAATCCATTTAGAGAAGCTGGTGCTTCACTGTCTGTCAATCTTTCTAAAATACTATCCGCACCACCACGCTGACAAAGAGCCCGACCATTGCGCTCACATTCTGAAACCCAGTTTGCCATAGAGTCTTTGCGTATCTGAGCTTGATTACTTTGCCCGAGGCTTAGAACTTGTTCTGTTCTGTCCTCTAGCAACCCAGTAAGCGTGTTGCGAATGAAGTGCCGTATGTCACGACTAGCAGGGCCGTTAGACTTAACCACAGCGCCGTCAAAGCAACGGTTGCGCTGGTAATCAATGCCCAAGTCATTACAGCGACCCTTAGATGTTTTCTCTTCGACTTGCCACACAGCAAACGCTGAACGAACCCCATCGACCAGAGCAGATGTACCCCGAATCATATTACGCGCTTCTTCAGGCTTGGTTACAACCTTGTCGTCTTTTATCTTAGTCATATGGTGACACACAAGAACCGCCGCACCAGTCTCAGTTGCAACCCGAGCCAGAAGGCCCGTAAGAGCCGCACCAGCCGCTGGGTCAGCATTTACATCTGCGTGTACGAATGATGCTAGTGGGTCAAACACAATGAGCTTCAGGTTGTCCATCTGAATCATTTGCTCGTAGATTTTTTTGAACTCGTCCGTTTCACTATATTCGCCCATTGATTCTCTGAGAATAGGGAAGACACCTCCCACGTTTGGTAGTGGAACAACATGTAATTTGTTCGGGTACGAAAACCTAAGTCCTTCCTCGTCCAGTCGTTCAATTCTTCTGTGCATTTCCGATTCATCATCTTCCGCAGTAAATAGAACAACATCACCGAACTCTCCTACAATGCCACCGAATGAGTTTTGCATGGGACTACCAGACGCAACCTTCATAGCCAAGTCCAATGTCATCATGCCCTTGCCTGAATCACCTGCGGCAGCAAAGATGATAGGAACCCCGAGAGGGAACGTACCATCAACCAAGAACTGCTGTTCAGGAGCAGAGCCGCTAAACCTAGATATAAGGAGGCTATCATTAAGAAGGTTAATACTACGATGTACAACACCTGCACCATCTTTAATGAATTGCTTCACATTGAAGCCCTCATCAATGGCGTCAGCCGCATCCCACTTGGACGGCTTGTCATGAGGTGGCTGTAGTATTGTTACTGAGTTCGCATCTGAGCCCATAGCAACTTCCCGAACAATTTCTGCTAGGCGCTTGCCCGCATCGTCATTGTCAGGCCATACGACTAAATCTTTGCCGCGCAATGGAGTGAAGTCAAACTTCTCAGCGTTCTTTCGTGTAAGAGAACCAGCACCTCCAAGAGTACAAGTAGCCGCCATTCCCTTATCAACAAGAGCCTGAGCGCACTTCTCGCCCTCTACCCAGATAACCTGCTGTTCAGACAAAATGTTCGGGATATTATATAAAGGCCTTATGTCAGGCGCTTTAGGATATTGAGAGCCGGGAACCCACGGACGGAACTCTTTCTTGCCGTCAATATCATAGCGGCGAACGGTAACAAGAACTTCGCCGTCTCTGCTGATATAATCCCATTGCCCGTTATGTGGCGTGTTCGCATCAATACGAACCCTTTCCACTGAGGGAGCAGACTGCGGTTTACTGGTACCCTCTTGTGGTACACCGTTGCCAACAGGAACCTTATTCAGGTTCATTCCGCCTTCAGTACGCCATTCGGGTGCTGGTGGACGTATCGAATTGCTTTCCGATAGGTAAGACCCGAACAACTCTTTTATGTCCGGCAGCCTCATGCCCCTAGCCTCCATCAATATCTTCACGATGCCGCCGATACCAACGCCACCGTTAAAGTCTTGACCACGCATGAAGTGAGGACTGTTGTGATTAATATCAATCTTCATGCTTTCGCCAGCTTCGCCAGCGAGTGAGCCGATAAAGAAGTCATTGCCTCTGATAACGCCATTAGGGAACGTATCTGATAGAACATTCACCTGAACGGAGCGAGGAACCTCTTTGCTTATTCTTTCTACTAAATCATGGGCATCACCAGATTTAGTGTTGTCAAACCGTATAACACTCATTATATTGTATCCTGAAGCTTGTTGTTCTTTTCCTGCACGTTTCGTTTCACACTAAAGGGTCAGCTTCGGCTGGCCCTTTTTTATTTCCAACAAGTCTGGCGAAAGTCGCAAAACTTGCAGGTAAAGTAATCCGAGTTAGACGCAACCCGAGGAAGCATCTCACTTGCTTTTGTGGCTTGTAGTATCTCTACGCCTCTGTCACTTGTCCGCTGTGCAAGCCCTTTATCAAACGGAACAAGTTCGTAGTAGATTTCACTTGTATCCTTATTCATAACCGTAAACAAGGCTGGATTTTCTGTCAGGTCCATGTACGCCTGATACAAAGCTATTTGTGCGGCATATACAGGGTTAGCTTCCGCAACACCTTTCCGAACAAATTCACTAAACTTTTTGGTGTTCGCTGATTTGTTTTCCCAAAGGAATGGGTAGCCCATAGGAACTGGTCCCGAACAAATTACGCCGTCTATATGTCCCTTTATCTGCTCGTCCGCAACAGAGAAGCCAAACTGCTCACCATTCGAGTCGTGTGTCTTTAGCTCAAAGCCAGCATCAAGAAGGTACTTAGCAACCATGTCTTCAATCTGGTGCCCGAAGTCAAAAATACGCAACGTCCTAGCGGGAAACTGCTTAGACTCATCTACAGGCGTTTGCATATAACGGTACTGAACCATTCTAGCACACGCGCTGCCGAGAGATGAGCCGCCTAAATATTTACGGCTTGGCTGTGCATCGTTCTTCTCACATATTGCCTTGTCAACATTAAAGCTAATTAGCTCTATTGCATCAGAATGGTATTTCGTCGTCCGGGAATTCGTCAGGACTGGAGACAGCCGTTTCGAGTTCAAGAAGTCCTTGCTCTGTGTAGTCATCTGATAAATCCCTCACCTTTTGTATTACTGAAACAAGGCCCAACACCTCATCCTTTGAAAGGTCAGATAACTTCTTATCCCACCCTATTACTCCGAAACATTTAGCCACTTCTTTTAGTGTACTGTCATCTCGTCTGGAAATATTATGTTGCATAATCTTTTGTCATCCTCCTTCTGTGGATTGGCAAATGAGATATGGAAAAGCTCGTCGTCCCCGACAACCATATTAGCAACTCCAGTGCTAAAGTCTTCCATATATTCTTGCGTAATATCTTCAACAAAATAGCCCATACTATCCATAATGCAGTCTTCATCTGCCGTTTCAGGGACGCTCAGAAAACCTTTAATCTCTTTCATTGGCTTGTCTGGAAAAAACAAGATAACATTTATTTCTATTCTCATTTATTCCTCCAAGGAACTAGCTTCACTGGACGGTAAAATCTTTTTATCTACATGCTTACCAGTTATGTTTTCTGTGACGTTAGCATCTTGAAAGCCATCATCTGGAAGGGATGCGGTAAACTCCTGCATCTTTCTTATCTGTTCAATTCTTTTTCTTTCGCGTTCTCTTTGAGACATTACAAAGCAACCTGTATTAAATCTGTTAAGTTTATCAAGAACCCTTTAGAAGAGTTATTGTCTCCGCCTTTAAATACATGGCTGTTCTCATATGCTTTATTGCAAAGAGAGGTTAGCCTGTCCTTAGATACTATCAGGATTGGGCCAGTTGTAAAAACAAAAGCCCAAAAATCTGCATTTGTTGTTGTGATACCAGAAGGTTTGTTGCGGCACTCATACTCAATGAACACTCGTCCAGAGCGGTGCGCTATCTTATCGTGCTTTACTTCAATCTTTTTGTTCTGGAGTAAGTCGCCAAGAAATTGTTCGGCTACTTGACCCACCAGAAGGTCATGCCCGAAATCATTATTATAAAGCATATCTAAATCATTTCTTTTATGGTTAGGCCAATATTCATGGCAATTTGTGGAACGATTGCATTTCCTAATCCGGTGTTTCTGTCCACCCGATTGGGTATCCCATCAGCCACTCCATAAGGGCGGGATTCGATTTTCCGCCATTGCCCTGTGTCAAATTCCTGCGCTCCTCTTCGGTCAGATAGCCTAGTTCTTTTAACTTCGCCATCTTGTTGAAGTTGCCCGTCCCCCCGCAAAGTGCAGCGCCTGTCGTTGGCGTGGGCCACGATATAAATCCTGGCTCTTTCATGAATTGCGCCAACACTGTAAGCCGGTAGTAACATTGGGATTGCGGTGTAGTTTTCGGAGTGAAGGTCATTGATGACGGCATCAAGCCCGTTTGTGATATGTCCGCGAACATTCTCAAAAACGCACCAGTCAGGTCTTTTTGCGGAGATAATTCTTTTGATGTAGGGCCAGATATGTCGCTCGTCTTCTGTGCCTTTGCGGTTCTTAGATGCAAGGCTGAATGGCTGACAAGGGTATCCTGCGGAGAGGATTTGGCAATCGGGAACATTTCTTTCTGGGTCATCAGCTAAAGCCTTTACGTCCTCTGTTATGGGTACGTCAGGCCAATGCCTGGACAGAACCTTGCGTGACCAAGGCTCAATGTCACAGAACATGACAGGCTTTGACAGCCCAATTGTTTGGAATGCTAAAGCGAACCCGCCGATGCCGCTACATAAATCAACATGTTTTAACATCTGCTCTCGCTCCTAAATAGGGTGGGTGGCTTTACGGCACTGGTGCCACCCAAACCAGCTAACGACCTTAACTCAGGTTTGCCGTTAGTTCGCCTTTATTGTTATGCCTGTGCCCAAGCCGGAGCTACACTGGATGCAGGTGCAGTAGCTGGAGCCGCAGGTGCTAGTGACGCTGGGGCCATAGCAGGAGCGTTGCCAGAAACGTAGTCGCTATTATCTGGCGTTAGAACAACAGTCATTTTGTTCTTAGCTGGGTAGCCATTATTCTCTGGTTCAACACCCACCAAGAAAGAAAACTCACAACCCTGCATATCTTGAATGCCTGAGATGTTTCGCTTCTGTTGCGCCTCTGGAGACATGTCGTTTGCCTTCAAATTATGAATGCTATCAATCATGCGCCGAATTGTTTGCAAGCCGATGTTGCGAGCTACAGGTTGCCCGTTTTCATCCATCTTGTCACCGTGAACAAAGAGTCTGCTCCACACGCGGCGCTTGTCAAAAGCCCCGCCAATAATGGTGAACTCCATGTCAGCCCATACCGCGCTTGTAGTAGCTGAGTTCTTAAACAGCTTGCCATGCCCGAAGTCAGACTTCTCTGTATCACCACCCGTAAAGTTGATGATGGCACGAACAGCAGTTTTGTCTGGAATGAGTTCCATAGTCTGGTTCTCAGTTCCTGTTGATACTTCATTTAGATTAAGCATTTTCGGTATTTCCTTCCACCGCTTCACTAGGATTAACAAATTCGAGTGTACGTTCAGACTGCATCTTTCCGCCACTCATTTTTTCTAGAAGTCTGCCAAGATGTGGCTCTTCTAAAACTTCAAGTCTGCCTGACCTGTCCTTGGCAGGGTATCCCCACTGGTTCAGTGTCTGACAAACAAACGCACGATATGGGTTTCCATCTTCACTTGGCATTAGCGCCATAGTGATTACTTCGTCCACAATTCCAGGAAGTTCACGACCTGTCTTTGAGCCCTCAACTTGTAATTCATAAGTCTCGCGTCCATAGTCATCAACCTTCTGGTCAAGGATGCCAACGAAGATTACGTTTTTATCCCTGATATGCTGGAGATGAGACAACCATGCCATCATCTCCCTGCCCTGCAAACCATATGCTGAACGTGTGTCCAGCTTACCAGTCCGCTCAGATTTACATTCGGGCTGGTTTTGGCAATGCTGAAAACAGAGCCTACCAGCAACCGTGATGGAGTCAACAAAGATTGTATCGTACTTAGATAGAATAGCTGTTGGGTCTCCGTAAGTCTGACACACGTAATCATAGTGTGCCTGACTGTATGTAGCGTCCTCGCCCAAAGA